CCTTATAATAAAATCCACCTGTAACTGAATCAATTATTGCTCTTGCAATTCTTTCATATTTAGCATATTCTGCAACCTCAGAGGCTGTTGTTCCTAGCATAGCAGGGTTTACATATGGTCTTCTTATTTCTAAATTATCTTCAACAACTATTGAGTCTTGGTCTACTGTTTCCTGATAAACAACTAAATAATAACTGTCATCATACTTAGTTAAATCTCCAGCAATCTCTATAGAAATTTTTGAGTCTGCAGAGGACTCTACTTCGTACTCTGCAAGTATATCATTTCTGTCTTTATCTTTGATTTCTACTATATGATCCGTGTTTGGCTCTGCAACGGTATAGGTAACAAGAATAGGATATGGTGGGACTCTTAAGGCTTCCATGGTTTACTTACCGTATGCTCTCTTCACTTCTTCTGGAGAAGCTGTGCGTACAGACTTGTTTGTTATCCATTTATCAGCATCCTCCTTAGTGACTATGTTGTACCCCCTGGTTAGTTCACCAACACCATTCCAGCTAAGGTTACGAACTGAATAGATTGCTACCTTTTCTGTTGACTCTGGCTTGCTAACTACTATCTTTGATGACTCTTTAGGAACAAAGCTAAAGATTACTTCTAAAATATCATTTTTTGTACTTACCCCAAATAGGTCAATGTTATTTTTCTTCGCATATGACTTTAACTCAAACACGGTTTTACTTTTTAAATCTTCAATTAATGACATTGTATCCTCCACTGCTATTATATCAGAATATGACAAAGGAGGGCAGATTTCTCTACCCTCCTTGTCTTGGAATCAAATATTATGATTCTGATGCTGCATCTGCATAAGCAACTGCATCAAGCTCTTCCCATTGAAGACCGAAACGAACGAATACTGTGTATTCAATTGTATCTTTCTTTGGCTGGTAAGTACGGTTTACAGTGATATCACGCTGGAATCCCCATACACGGTTTGAAGGGAATGTAAGATCTACATAGCCTGCTGGGTAGTATGGAACTTCCTGTACGTCAACACCAAGAACACGTGTTGTACGTGCTCCACCAAATGTCTGTGCTCCACCATCTAGGTAAGCCTGACGATTAGCTTGTGTTGATCCTGCGATCTGTCCTGCAAATGCTTCTGCAACTGCATCAGCAAGTGTACCGTTATTCTTAACGATTCCCTGGAATGCATCTGTACCAGCATAGAACTTTAGGTTGTTCTTGATAGCACGGTACTTGCGTGGCATTGCTAGGATAATATCCTGCATAACTTCTGGTGTCCATGCGTTATTTGATACAGTAACGATTGACTCGTGAGCATCTCCATCAGTCTTGACACGATTTACGAAACCGTCCATGATTGAAAGGAAGTCGCCTGTTGAACCATCACCATTAATGGCAAGGTCTTCAATATCGTTTGCGAATGCATTTGTCATCAAGCGAACTAGATGATCTTCAAGTGCTGCGCCTTCAATATTGTCTTCAAGTGCTTCTGTTGAAACTTCCCAGTCAAGACGAATCTTCTTGGTTGTAAGTTCTACCTTAGAGAATGTTGCACCTGCATTTGTGAATGTAGGTTGTGCCTGTGCTGCTGCACGAATGACACGCTCTCCAACGTTGACCTTCTCAAGTTCCATTGTGTTAGCACGCATTGTAACTCTACGACCATCCTTGGCTAGTACAGTTGCATCCCATACATAATCAATGAAGCGACGAGCCTGTTCTGGTGCAAGGATACCACCAGGTGTACCTGATGGGTTTACTGCGTTTGCGCCTGTTGTTACTCCAAAGTTCGCTGTGGCAATGTTACCAAGTGACTCTGCTGGAGTTAGATTTCCAAGAGGTCCTCGTGCTACTGCACCACCAATTCCACCTGATACGGCAACGCCATCACCTGTGGGATGATTAAAAGACTTTTGGAGCTCTGTGTTTGTTGTTTCTGACATATTGTTCACCTCCTAGTGATTTTGTTTTAGTTAAATAGGTCGGAATTTGTGAGGAAACGTCCGCCCCATAGGGATTTCTGAATCACTTTAGGTGATTCCTGTACAATCTCGCCGAGATCGCCAGACTTGCGGAAAGCGGTATCTGCAACTACGGCATCTACGGTCTTTCCAAATTCATTAAAGCTTCCCTTAACTTCCTTAACTTCCTCTGTTACGGATTCAAGAGACTTTGTTATTGCATCAACATTGGCTTGCATAGCCTTTACTGTTGCTGCAAGATCGCTCAAGGCATTAGTTACAGAGTTCTGAATTTCAGAAACTGCCTTAGCAACTTCTGCTGTTGCTGTTGCAACCTCAACTATTGCTTCGTCAGCCTTCTCTGTTACTTCTTCAATAGAAGGAGCACTACCCTCTTCAACAACTGCATCTGACTTTTCTGTTACAACTTCTTCTGTAACTTCTAGTGACTTTGCAATCGCCTCTGCAGGAGCCTCTGGAGCAACCTCAACTTCATTAACTTCTGGAGTTGCTTCTGCAACTACTTCTGTATTTTCTGTCATAGGATTATCCTCCTTTGCTATCTTAATTGTTCTAATGCCTTTTGCACTATCAACTAAGAACTTTATCATTTCTGTTTTTTCTGAATCATTTTTTTCAACAAAACCAATGTTTTTCATTTCTTCGCCAGTGACTGGACTTATCTCTGATTCATTTGCTGACAAAGTTACTAAGCCAGACTCTGAGTCATAAAATACATTTTCAACAACTAAGTTAGCTGATGATCCTGTTAGTGTGTCTACTCCGTTAACCTTTTCAACGGATACAATATTTGCAAATTGATTTGCTGGGGAATCTACAAGACTCAACTCAATCAAATCATATTCTTTAATAACTCTAATTGTTTTATCTGATTTTTCATCATATGCATCGTCCCACTTATTCATTCGTCCCCCAATAGAAAAACCAGTGTAGGTTCCATCAAGAACCTTCTCCCATGCATCTTGTGCGCCCTTTGAGATATACGCTGATACAAAAACACCCTTATAAAATTTCTTTGATTCTGGATCAAAATATTTTTCTTCTTTAAATGAAACCATCTTGCCTACTGCTGATGGCTGGTGCATTTCTCTGATGTTGCCACGGAACTTAGCAAAAGCCTCCATAGAAGCTTCAGTAGTTACAATGTCATCTTGCTTATCAAGGTTGTCCAAAGAAGCAAAGCCAGAGACAATACGCTTCTCTTTATCTACCTTTGTAAGTGGCATTGACAGACGTACATTATCGCCGTCTGTTGACCAATGTGCTTTATTTATATTCATGACGATTCTATTATACCAAACCTTTTAAACTATTTCTCAACTATTGAGACGCTCTACCTTCACCCTGTGGATTACGTCCAGTTGTGGTTGCAGGTCCATCAGATTGGCTATTGTTTCGTTCAGTATCTCTTGCTCTGTTGCCAGATGCATTCGCTCTAGAATCTGTTGCTTGTCTTGGAGACATTTCAAATGGAGTATCTCCGCCTGGATGCTGTGGAAGACCAATTGCTTCACGAGCCTCATTAGGCATCATAACTTGAGTCTTTACATATCGCTCAAGAATTTGTGATTGAGTAATTTCATCTGTAAGTGTAAGTTCGTTAAACTTTAACTCAAGTATGTCTGTTTTTTCTTTAATGATCTTGTTGATAACTTTATTTAAGTGCCCTTGTGCAGGACGTGAAACCTGTTCCTTAAATGTTCTATCTTGTGCAATTGATGCTGCGATTGCTGCTGAATCAGTACCGCCAAGTTTTGAAATTGGCACCTGATGAGCAACAAGAATATCATCACGATTTTGCTTGCGGTATTCCTTGAATGAGCCATCTTGTATTCCGTTTTCAATTGGCTCCATTTTGAACTCAACCTTGTTCTGGTCAGTATCTCCAGGAAGAGGAATATAAAGGGTTCTATGAGACTGTGCCTTAAGGCCTGTCTGCAAGAAGCGGAACATCTTGTCCTCTGCTTCTCCAGAAAGCTTTGCGCCCTTTAAGGTTACGACATATCTTGGAACAGCCTTATTCTCAAAGTAGTCAATGTTATATTGTGATGCAAGTTGATCACCAATAAGTGAAGGAAGTGCTGCAATAATATCAGGAATTCCATAGAAAGTGTTTAGTGGAGAATACTCCTTGATATGAATAATCTCATTTGGACGTGGATCTTCTGTGACTGGATTAGGATTGGTTGCACCAAAGTTTCTAAAGTAAACAATCTTTTGTGAAATGATCTGCATATATCCATCACGCAAACGGCGAACACGAATTGTAGTTGATGGTATATGACCAACATATCCAATGTCTCCATTTACTGTACGACCTATTTCAAGGTATCCATTTCCAGTAGACTCAACGTCTGTGTAAACCTTTTCCATTGTCTTTGTAAATGAATCATCATCATTAAGGTTTTCTAGCCAGTCACGCATTTCAAGCTTCATTCTTTCCATACGCTTCCGTGCTTTATCTATAGCGCTTTGTTCCTTACCCTCAAAAGAAAGCATGGTGCGGTCTGTTGCTTCAAATGAATATCCAAGACCAACAATATTTGCAACCTTTGCATCAATAGCAGCGTGGTTAGCAAAAGATGTATCATAAAAATTTGCAAGTTCATATAGATTATATGGAGGAGTAATTACATCAAATAGTCCATAACCATTTCTGTATACCGTTCCAGGATTGATCTGCTTTGATGAAGCATCCACACCTGATGGTGTAACATTTGCAGAATCTAGATATGCTGCATTGTTTACATCTGCAAACTTGTTAAGGTTTCTTGCTGTTCTACGACGAAAGTTTTGTTCTAATCCAGAAAAGTCTTTAAGCATGTCCCAAGATTTATTAAACGGGTCTTGCTCTTTAAAAGAGTTTACCGTTTCTTCTTGTGTATTTAAACTTGCAGAAATATACTGATATTCTTCATTAGCCATTTTCGTACGCTTCTCTTCCATGTGTCTCAAGTGTATCTTTTGCAGCTTTCCAAGCACCTAAGTCATTTTTAGAAGGTATCAAACCACTGACCATACGATCAAGTTGTTCTGAATGTTCTTCTTCTGAAATACGTGTTAGCCCAGGAACAAATATTACTTCTCCATCTCCTGCATCGCCATAGTGCTTTGCTGCATTCTTTAGCTCAGTCATCTTAGAGATATCATTACGCATAGACTCAATATTTAAAACATTACCATTACCGTCAGTAAACCAGCGACCATTTGCTTTTTTGTAAACATACAAGCCCCAGTCATAGTTCTTTTCAATGACCTTTTTGCGTACATTTCCAACAATTGGTAAACCAGTCTTTTGATTAATTAATGGATTAGTTGTATTACTCATAACCATAAGTATACCATAATCATGTTAAAGTGAACCAGTTGTAACCATTAGTATAACTTGATCTCACATGCGTCTGTGGAACAGTAGCTCTCGCCTTCAGCCTCAAGATTCTCTACACCATCATAAATAGCAGACCAATCAATCTTTCCAATTGTTCCTACGTATGAGTTGTATTCTTCTCGTGAGATTTCTGTATATGGTTGCTGTGGATAAGTTTTATTTCCCATTGGAAGGAATGAAACCGCCTTCAGTTGACCTTCATACATATTAAGTGCTGGAGCAACAAACTGCTTTTCTGTTTCCTTATCAAAAGATAATGTTACAGAAACACCATTGTCTGACCAGTACTTCTGAGCAGTTGCTGCCAAACCAATCTTTTCAAATAGGCTAACCTGCTTTTCAGCACGCTTATGTCCAGATGCTACAGGGAAATATACTACTGATGTATTTGCTGATACAAGGTCTTTTTCAATCTTATACCCCGCAGCTTTGAAAAGATGAAGCATTGGGTCTTGATCACCAAAACGAATAGCACGCAAATAAAATTCTCCTCCAGGACCCCAGTGAACTCCAGGAGTTGCACCAGAAAGTAGTGATACTGAACCTGATGGCTTGACGGTAGTTACACGAACTGACTCACGAACACATAGCCATTCTGAATACTGATGATCATATTTACGAATTGTGTTATAACCATCATCCATCCATTCACGTGTTGTTGGCAAACCATATTGGTCAGCAAATGCAGCAATACCTGTTAAAGATGTACCAATACGACGATTACGTTGCATAATACCGTTTGTTATTGGCCAATGTGTTGGCATAAGAGTTACAGTCTTTCCATAAAGATATGCAAACTTCAATGTCTTGAGGAAGTCCTCCTTAGATTCATGACGATTTAAATGCACTTCTACAAGTGTACATAATTCGTATGACTCTAATGGCTGCTCCGCACAAGGATTGAATCCCATAATACGGGAATCCTTATAGTCTGGTGCATCTGCAAGGCGACCATAATCTCTTGCAACTCCAAGCCAAATAAATCCTGGCTCTCCATTATCTGCAATTAAATCTACATAGTCTTCATATTTTGTTCCAATTTCAGCAGCAATGGAATTATTTGACATCCATGCCCAGCCTGGCTTTTCTGGATCATATGAGTTTCTTTCTGGAAATACTTCTGGATTCTTAAGATTAATAAATCCATCATCTTCTGGAGTTCCAAG